CGGCGCTCCTGTATTGCTGTGTGTGTGGCTTGCCGTCTGCTCTGCCAGCTCTTTCACCACGTCGAGAGTGTCAAGCATCAGCTGTGCCACATTGATAGAACCAGAGCCAATCCAGACCACCGGGGCAATAATCTGCTGCTGCGCAGCTGCCACGCTTTTGCGTATCCGGCCAATTTTCTCGATCAGGTCTTTACCTGTTGTAACTGATTTGCTCCCGGCAATATCGGTTTCATCATTGCCACCAATACTGGCCACGCGGTTAGTTGCCGCCTGGCTGTAATCGCCCGTACATACCTGCTGAATGGCTCCGGCCATCAGCATGGATGTCCCCAGCACCGTGATTTTATCAGTGGCTTTAATATTGGTTTCCCGGCTGATCAGCTCACGCTGTTCTGTATCGGCCTTAACCACACGCGCCATAGAGATTTCACTGATTGTCTGGTCTGTCTGCCTTACCCAGTCACCCGCCTGGGTGACACGCTGCGACACTTCCGCACGCTGCTGTTGCAATTGTTCCCCAGGCTGAATATCCGGGAGGCTGGTTCCTTCCGGGACAGTCTGGCGTACAAACGGCTTATCTGGCCGCCCTCCCGTAAAACCGATCTCAACCAGCGTCCCTTCAGGTGGAAACTGGAACATCCCGGAGTCATTACCCGCCATAGGAACCGGAAGTGGAACCGCTGAATAAACTGGCGTGTCTTTATCCGGGTTACCGTCAGCGTCAAGCAGCTGCACGTCAACGGCATATCGCGGACGAAACGGATCAGAAAAATTACCGCTTTTTACCGCCTCGACAGGATTCATGACACGCGCAAACTTTGGCAGGTGCAGCCCGGATGCCAGCTCAGGATAATGGCTTTCAATCTGGCGCTGCGCGGGTGATTTTTGCAGTGCCTTACCCGTGGCACGGTTGCGCGGTGTCCAGGTCACGGTCATTGTGTCATTTTGCAGGTGGACTTTTGTCACCCTTTCGCCGTTCATCTCCACACCGGGGCGTAAACTCTGCACCAGAGGCAGCGTCATGGAATTCCCCCCTGCCGTTCCCTGGCTAAATTCATGGGGGATCTCAACCGGGCGGCCAGCAAACAGGGCTTTTTCAGCACCGCCGACATAAACCCCGCCATCGGGCAGCTGATACCAGACGTAATCCGTTATGCCAAAAGCCTTACCCAGATTATCAAGAAGCTGATAACCCGTGCCGCTGTGAGTGAAATGTGGGATCGGACGGTCTGAATATTCTGTATCTGGCACGCTAAATGTCAGCCCGGAATGCTCAGCCAGCCAGTTGGCCACCTTGCGCAATGTGGGATGCTGAAATGAACATGGCCACACGCGTTCAAACACGCCTACCAGCTCACGAACAAACAGGCGCTGAAAACCATTTTCAGCGGGTTGTGATCGCTCCACATATCCGGTGAACCATCGCAGCACCAGATCGGTGTAACCCACATCAAGGCGAACCAGTTTCCCGGTATAATCCTCCGTTGTCCCGGCAGTAATAAACCCCCGGCCGCAGCTGTTCAGCTCCAGCACCAGACTGGTATCAGCCAGGTGGATTTCATCCGTTGAAAGGAACAGTCGTTTAATCGGTTTCATTTTTATCCCAGCGCATCATTCACGGGCTTGAGCACCTTACTTTCAAACCACGTCAGTTTTTCTTCATCCTCTCCCGCTGCCTGGCTCCCTTTCTGACCTGCGCCAGCACCTGATCCCGCGGTCTGTTTCACGGCTTTTGTCTTGCCGCTGGTTCTGGCCTCACGTTTTTCCTGCACGCTGATATGTTCGGTCAGCGTGAACGTAACCAGCCAGGACATACGCCCATCCTGCGGCGGCGCGTCCAGGGTTCCGGTGAAGGTCGCTTCACGGAAATTAACGGCACGCGCAGCGTCATGTGCAACGCGGTATTTCTGACGCTGGCCGCTGGTATCTGTTGCGCTTCCCAGCTCAAAGATACGCCGCAAAATTTCCGGGTTTTTATACGGGATTTCACCGGACACGCGCAGCTCTTTGCCTTTAATACCCTGTTCTGACTTCGTTGTGGCGCTTGTCTGGCCTGACTGGTCTTTATCCTGGAACTGCTGGGAAACCGTAACACGAATGTTCTTCAGCAATATGGCCTCGCCGTTAAGCGCCAGAGTTGGGTTCGATGTCATGGATCATGCCTTTAATACCGTCAAGATTATCGCCAACAAGCATCATCGCCGCGGTATACACGGAGGATTGCAGCGGAATTCCTTTTACCAGCTCCAGAAGCGTTGACGGCAGATCGCCACTGGCAGTAAACACCCACGCTCTGGCGCTTTTTCCCTGTAATTCTGATAACCCGCTGGCAATACCTGCAATCATGCTTTCACGTTGCCGTTGAAAGTCCCCCATCAGCTTTTTTACCGTCGACACGTCCACCACTGCCGCAGCTTCCTGCTGTGCTTTTTTGACCGCAGCCGCAGCCAGAGCGGTACGGCTTGTAGGAACTGAAAGCGGGATCGCCGCTGGTAAACTCTGGCTGTACCTGGCCGGGATTTGCATTTTCTCCGCAGCCAGCTGCGCGGCGGACTGTGCCAGCCTCCGCACCTGGGTAAATGCCGGACTGGGGAACACATCTACCAGTCTATTCAGGTTGGCCATAAAGTTTTCATGCGTCTGGCCGGAAACCATCATGATCACAATGTCCGCCGCGCCCCCCGTCCCGGCCAACTTTTCAGCAAGGTAGCTGATCGCGTTTACCGGGCTGAGATATGCGCCGTTCTCTGTCTGTTGCCCCAGCCCGTATAAGGGGGGTTTTAACGGCCATAGTCCACCCCACCTTGATCGAAGATATAAATTAGCGCTTCAGATGGTGAAAGTGCGCGGACTGATAAAACTGACCATCCCTCAGCCGCCGTGATGACATCGCCAGCTGGTAAAATGTGGGTGATTACAGACGCCCATTCTCTACCTGTATATTTCCCGTGTTTCCACTCACATAGCGTCAATAAATCGCCAACTTTATAATCGCGATCACTACGGCGCAGCTCTGCCCTTTTCTGGCCAGCAACCACAGCATCCAGATACTGTGGTGCGATTTTTAAGCTATGAATTTTTACTGCCATGCTGCACCGCCTTTGCTGCAAATGGCCGCAGCCTCTTCACGGATCAGCTCTACGATTTCGGCAGCGCTTAAACCTTCATTCGCTGCACGCGTGGCCAACTTATCCAGACGGGCAGAACACAGGTCAGCAACGGCGGCTTTACCTTCCCGTGTGGTTTTATTGAGCAAATCGGAGAAGAAGGTGGTGGTCTGCTCCATCCGGCATTCAAACTGTTTACGGGCAAAAACATCTCTATTCGTTGGCATTTTGGTTTCCTAAAGGCAAAAGAATCCCCGGCCACCGCAGGGATGGCCAAAAATTCAGGCGGTTAATTAGTGGAAAGAAACGGTAACAGGTGCGGCGGAATAACTCGGCGCAGGAACCTTGTGCAGCTCGTAGGTGTTGCGCCACCATTCCTGGATCAGCGCTTTGATTTCGCCAGCCCCTAACGACCCCGCGATGTAATACATGGAACGAATACTGGCCAGAGCTTCAACCTGCTGGTACTGGCTTTCAGCCTCACGATAAACACAGCTCCAGTAGGCGACATTGACGGCCAGCCAGTGGCGTTGGCTCGTCATGTGTTCGGTGTCATTAAAGAAGAATGGATGTAACGCCACGCGGTCATTTTTAACGGTGTTTTTCTCCAGAAAGAGAATGGCGTAGTTATGTGGAACCCCCCACTCAGCCATCTCTTGCCCCAGTTCTTTGGCATTTACAGAAATAATGGACATCAGTGATTCTCCTGCTGTTGCAACAATTGCATTTTGCTAACGAATTGAGGCGCAACAACCATTTGCACCCCGTTACTGCTGTAAATCTGATTAACCACCCTGGCTGGGCGGCTGGCGGTTCGCCGCGAAAAATCGCTGTCGCTCAAACTCCCGAACCCCTCAAACGTTAACCTGGCGCGGGAAATTCCCAGTTTCAGCTGGATCATTTCCCGGTAGTTCAGCCGCTCATACAATTCACGCCAACAGCATTTACACAGGTGCGCTTTGAAAACGTCCAACCCGGAATTTACTGCGGTCGCATGTAAAACAACCCCTCGCCATTCAGGTGATAATTTGTCCCACCATTCGGCGGCTTCGCTTTTTTCACTCCAGTATTTACGGCGGATATTCCCCAGCCACTTAAGGCCGATTTCCTGTTGCTTTGTGTTAATGGCCATGATGCCCCCGGATAATTCCGAACAAACGAAACCACCACGGACGACAAGACGAACGGGCATTAAATTTGTACTGGTGGCCGGGGTTCCAGCGCTGGCCGTTTGGCAGTTCAATCCAGCCAGTTGACCCGCTGGCCAACTGCATGACCGGAGATTCTTTTTTCAGGTACGTAACGAATGCTTTCATGGTTATCCCTCACATCATGCCACTGGCGCTGGTAGTCACGATATCGACGGCAGCAGCAAGAACCGGCGCAGACTGGAGACGGCTTTCAACGGTGTAAGCCAGAACGGAAAGGGAACGAATAGCATCACGCGCACGATCAAGAATTTGTGTGCGGCGCGCGGCGGTCATGTGTTCAGTTGATACAGCGTGCCCAGCGATTGCCCCCACATTGGCGGTGGCACTCAACGCGCAAAATTGCATGTTGGCTTCGGTGGCGTTATTGACCGGAACGGATGGAAGGCAATTAATCTGCCCCAGCATCCCATCCAGTAAACGCGCATCTTCGGTGTAATCGGTGATAGCCAGAAGCTCGTCACAGGTCAGGCGGTGCGGTTGAACCGGGTTCAACTTATTGCGCAGGATCTGCGGACGCATACCAACGGCAGCGGCCACATCTTCCAGATTGTGCACCAGAACAAACGCTCGGCAAGCTGCATCAAAGTGAGCATGTTTAGAAGTTTGATAATCAAACATTTTCAGAACCCCATCAGTCACCCAAAATAAACATTCAAAATCACTAATCGTGACATTTACTTGCTTTGAACCCAGTCAAACCAATCTACATAAACGTGTTCTTTAGGTTTCGATTTGGGCAGGATTCTGATACGACCAATGGACACCCAATAGCGACCAGTACGAATTTTTATACCAGCGCGTTCACAAAACGTTTTGAGAGGGACATATCGACTTTCATGATGTGTTGCAGCTTCAGTTTTCATAAGGCAAAATTCTCCATCCGGTTGTCACTAGCGGTCACTATTGGCAACCTTTGTTAACCAACTACATTCGACAAAAATACAAACTACAAACGAAACAATGCGGAGAGTATTTTCAATCTTGTCGTTTGTCAACCATTGCGAACTACAAACATGAAAGACTACAACATCAAGACTGGTGCCAGAGAAGCAGTAGAACGCATATGTGAAGCCTATGGTTTTACGTCCAGACTCCAGTTATCAAACTATTTGGGTATGTCTGCCAGCGCTCTAAGCACAAGAATCATGCGAGACAACTTCCCTGCTGATCTTGTTTTACTTTGTGCTTTACAAACAGGTGCTTCCATTGAATGGCTAACTACTGGCGACGGGGTTATGTTTGATTCAACAAGAAGTGATGTATGTCGCATACCTGCCTATAAAATCGAAGGTGCCGAACTGCTCCGGCAAGCATCGTATCTGTTCGACAAAGCAATGCTCCCAAACTACAAAGGTGAAATCCAGGTAATTACAGACGGCAATGCCAGTTACTTTGTGGATGTAGCAAGTCATGCCAATGCAGATGGGAAGTTCCTGATTGAGTACTCAGGCGCGAAAAGCATCAAAGAGTTGACACTTTTACCAGGTAATAAATTGCGAATTGATTGGGGTAAATACCCTTTAGATTGCGATGTGTCAGACGTAACTCTTTTAGGGAAGGTTGTAGCCACTTACCTGGTTAGCGAGCAATGACTGTAAGAAAAACTCCTGAAGGTGAATGGCTATGTGATATGCGGCCGAACGGTGCGAAAGGTAAACGCATACGCAAAAAGTTTGCTACCAAAGGTGAAGCCTTGGCCTATGAGAAGTATATATCTAATGAACTTGAGGATAAGCCTTGGCTGGGAGACAAGCAGGATAACAGACGGCTTTCAGAATTGATTGAACAGTGGAATGCACTGTATGGCAGAACACTTTCTGACGCCGATCGTATGATGTCAAAATTGAAGGGGATTTGCGCTGGAATGGGTGACCCCATCGCTTCTAGCATAACAGCTGCGGATTTCAGCGCTTATCGTGAAGGACGGTTGAGTGGAGTGATACCCGATGTGAACGGGCGGTGTATGCCAATACAACCTCAAACTGTTAACCATGAGCAACGAAACTTATCAGCTGTGTTTGGGACTTTGAAAAAATTAGGGCACTGGCCTTTACCCAATCCAGTAGCAGGAATCCCAACCTTCAAAGTTGATGAGAAAATGGTGTCGTTTCTTTACCCAAACGAGATCAAAACATTACTGCAATTTCTCGCTGAATCTCAAAGCCCTAACGTATTAATTATCGCAAAAATATGCCTAGCGACAGGCGCAAGGTGGAGTGAAGCTGAAAACCTTGAAGGGGCACAGGTTACCCCTTATCGAATAACTTATAAAAATACTAAGAGTGGCAAGGTTCGTTCAGTACCTATTTCAAAGGAACTTTTTGACGAAATCCCCAAAAAAAGAGGGCGTCTGTTTACACCTTGCAGAAAAACTTTTGAAAGGGTAGTTGAAAAGGCAGGAATTGACTTACCTGAAGGGCAATGCACCCACGTTTTACGCCATACCTTTGCAAGCCATTTTATGATGAATGGCGGCAATATACTCGTCCTTAAAGAGATACTAGGACACTCAGATATAAAAATGACAATGATTTATGCGCACTTTGCCCCGACACATTTGGAGGATGCGGTTTCAAAAAACCCTCTTGCGCACCTAGAATGAAGATCCACATAATGTCCACACAGCCTGTAAACGGCTGTTAACCATTGTGAACCATTGTTATATATCGCATTGTTTTTATTGGTAAATTGTTGTTTTTACTATATCCATTGGAGAATGTAGAAATTTCGGACGCGGGTTCAACTCCCGCCAGCTCCACCAATTTTTGATATATTGAAGTTCAGTTAAGTCTATCAAGCCCGCATGGAACCAGCCTTGCGGGCTTTTTTACGTCTA